TGGCGGTAATACCCCTTCATTAAGTTTGTCATGTTGACGCCTTCGGGATTTTCGTGGGGTTCTCCAACCCCGACCAGCGTCAATTTTTGTGGCACTGCAAATCGTTTGAGGTAGCGCGGGACGGAGTCCCTTTTAGCCACCGGCTTCTCCAGTTCGACGACTGAACCATTCCTGGTGTCTTCGTACTGGTAGATCGGCATATTAGGCGTACTCTTCCTCGTCGGACTTCTTTGCCATCTCCATCATGCGGTCTTCCTCGGACATCTCGGGCGCTTCTTCGGATTCGGCCTCGTTGGACTCTTCGCTCATCGCCTCGTTGATACGGACGAAAGCAACACCGTTCTCGACCTTCTCCACCACGCCTTCAAGTTCCACGGAGTCACCCGCTTCTGGTGCCGCGTTCTCCTCGCCTTCTGGCAATTCAAACATCGACACAGGCAGTTTTACCATACCTTCTTTCATTGCGGACTTCTCCTTTGTGGAAGAAGCCGGGGAGGTTTTACCCTCCCCGGCCTTCCGGGGACCCATACCAATAATTAGCATGGCTCCCATTTTAACTATTACGAGTAGTTGGACTTGCTGAACAACACGCGGAAGAACCGGGTGTCGAGCTGCTTGGCCGCGTAGAACGTCTTGAACGAGCAGACAATGCGCTGACCATAGGGGTCGCTCTTGTCGGCCGCATCAAGGATCGTGACCTTCGGGGCGAATGGCGAGCCGCTGGCCGCAACTGCGGTCAGGTGAGGCACGCCGAAGGCTTGTCCACCCAGCAACACGTTGCCGTACACGGCAGCGTTGGCGGTAGCCGCATTAGCCACGCCGTCAGCCGCAGTGGCAAACGTCTGAACGTTGGTGCTGGAGATGACGGACACGCCGAAGAGTTTGCCAACCTCGCCACGGAAGATTTGATCCGGGGCGGAGTAGCTGGAAACCTTCAGCCAATCGTCGTCCTGCTGGAGGTCGCGAACAACCGCCGGGTGCGCCACAAGGGCGTAGCCGTCCTTAATCTTGGGGGCGCGGCTGATGAACAGCGCGGTCGCTCCGTCGAGCAGGTCGGTGGCGGTGATGCTGGAGTTGGGGGTGGAGTTGGTCGCGAAGGTCGTGCCGTTGGTGCCGTTCTGGGCATAACGGGCATAGGACTTCGTCGCCACGCCGGTGCCGGTGCTGGTCGAAGAATCCTGCACCAACGCACGGTGACACAGGGTGTCGGCGTGCAGGGCGGCGTCTTCGCCAAGCTGCTTGGTGGCTTGGGCGAGGTGATTGAAGAGTTCAGTGGCCAGCAAAACGTCGGTGAGGACGATTTTGCTCCCGTACTGAACGAGGGTGGCTTCAACCGAGGAGAGCGTCAGATCGCGCTCGTCACCGCTGGCCGGGGTCGTGCCTTCGGACAGGTTGGCGATAGCGCTGATGCTCGGATCATCAAAGCGGAAAAAACGAATCGTTTTGTTTCCGCCAGTTTTGGTGGGGTAAGGCACCTTGTTCGCGAACTGCTCCATCTGAAGGAGGGGCAGCGCCCGCTCCAGCAACTGCTTGCTGAAGTAGGTCTGGAACTGGGCCGTGACTGAACCAGTAGTAACCATTTTGTTTAGTATCCTTTATGCTAGACGTTGGCTCGGTCAGCTTCCATCGCCATTTCAAGGAGTTTCTTCTCCTGCTCGGCAAGAGACAGTTCATGGAACGCCTTCTGCTTTGCTGGCGCTGACGGCTGGCCGGAGGCCGGAGTCGTAGCTTTTCTGAGTTGAGCGAGTTCCCGCTCATACTCTTGAACCTTCTTTTCCAAATCGGAAGCGGACTCCGCCTTGAGCCGGATCTTGGCGATGCCCACCGCATCCTTGATTCCCGCAGGGTAGTTGCGGAGAATCGCGTGATTCTGGAGCATCTCGGAGACTGCCTTGTAGAGCGAGCTATTGGAATCCTTGAGATCGGGGTTGGCCTCGACCTCCTCAAGCAGGTTTTTGTCCCAGGCCGATTTCAGTTCGGCTTGAGTTTTCTGCTCGATTTCCTTTCGCTCCTCCGTCTCGACTTCAGTGGCTTTTTGTTCAGCGAGCTTTGCAAGATCGTCGCGGCCTTCCTCACGATAGCTCTTTGCCGCCTCCCGGTAATCTTCCGCGCTATACTTGCGACTTCCGCTCTTCGGCGCTTCAGAACCAGACTGTGCAGCCTCCCTTTGAGCTTTGGCTGCTTCGATGGCTTCTCGTTCGGCTTTGAGTCTTGCTTTCTCTTGTCTGACATCTTCCCACTCTTTTTCTAGTCGAGACTTGGCCTTCTCGTATCGGGTTGGCTTCTTCTCGGAAGCCGATTCCGACTTGGACTCAGAAGGTTCAGTTGTTAGAGAACTTTTCGCATCCTTGGATTTCTCCTCGGTTGCGGGTGCTTCACTCGAAGCATCCTGTTTGGTTTCGGCAGTTTCAGCAGGCGCGGGTTTCTGCTCGGTATCTCCGCTGGCCTTTTCGGTCGTCGCCTGTTCTACCTTGGCTTCCTCGTCTTTGGGTTCTGGGACTCGATGGCTCCAATCCCTTCCCTCATCGACGGCTTGCGCCATTGCTAACAAATCAACTTCCGTCAGGTTATTTGAATCCGCCATGTTGACCCTTTCTTACACTTTCCGCCAGGGAGTCATTCTGGCGAAGAGGTTAGTCGGCTACTGGTTCATCCTCTCCATCCCCGTAGCCAGGAATGGCGGAGTTTAGTTTTTGGGTTGCCAGCGACTCTAGGGTCGCAACACAACCTCTGAAACCTTTAGCATACCCACAGGCATCTGCAAGTTTCTGGCCTTCTTTCATAACCGCAGACGAGTTTTGACGCAGGGTGAGATTAAGTAAGATAAGGCTAAGTTTCTTGCCGGTGGGTGTGCCAAGGAACGCGGTCCACGCCTTTTCGTCTTCCTCAAGCCACACAGGCTCGTTTACCCACTGGTGGTTGCGGATGAAGGCTAGGATGGCGCAGAGGGTTCTCATGGCACTAACGCCCAACTGTCACCCTGGAAAATGACGGCTTCCTTGTTGAGAAACACCTCGGCCAGAGCCTTCTTGACATCCGCCATACTCCAATCGTGGCCAGCCATGACCCCTCCGGCTCGTAGCTTCGGGAGCCAGCCCTTGAAGTCCGCCAGAACCGCCTCGTACCGATGGTCGCCGTCCACATAGACCAAGTCTAGGCTACCATCCTCAACGATTTCAAGCGCATCCAGACTTTTGCTTTGGCTGTAATTCACGTTACCAAGCCCCTTCGTATTTTCATGGAACTTGGCCATAACGAACTTCATGGGGCATTGCGAGCTTGCCACATCGTTAATGTCGTAGCCGTTGAGCCAAGGATCGACCGCCAACACCTCCTTAAAATACTTTGCCAGCACAATCGTACCCTCACCGCTATAGGCACCGATCTCCACGGCCTTGCCAGTGGCGCCTTTCTCGTTGGCCCACTTGCACAGGTTGGCCAAGCCTTCCTGCTGGAAGGCATCTCGCATTACGGGAACTTTCAAGCCGCCAATGGTGCGGGCTGGGCTTGGGCTGTCAAGGCTTGTTCTTGGGCGCGGACTTCCTGCTTGGCGGCATCCCTAAGTTGCTTCTGGATGGCGCGGGAGGTGTTGGGATCAACCTGCTCCAATGCGGCAAGGTGCTGTTGCAGGTGTGCCATGATCGCCTGCATGGCAACCTGGTCAACCTGCTGCTGACGGGCTTGGGCAGCCTGATTAAACTGGAACAACACCTGAATGTGCGCCTTGTGGTCGTCGCTGGGCTTGATCTGGACAGGGAAGCCGGTGGCAAGCATGGTTGCAATCTCGGTCGCCTGATCCTCGGCCTCGCTGCCCATTCCGGCCTGCGGGTCTTGATAGAGGCGACGCACCAGGCTGGGATCATCCTGCTCGATGACGGACTTGACCAGTTCGCCCTGGTTGACGAAAGGATTGCCCTGGAACATCTGCATCCGAGCCACTGCCTTCTGGAGCGAGAACTGGCGATTGATAAAATCGAGTCCACCCTTCGGCTCAATCGAATACTCCTCGTGGATACCTTCGGGCGGCATCGCGCCGGTTTCTTCGGCGTAGCGGAACATCAGATCCTTCTTGTTGTACTGGGTATAAAGCGACCAGCACTGCTTGAAGAGATGCGCCAAGCCCATGCGGAAGATGCGGTTCCGAAGGTCGCCGGAGGCGGCAGCTTGCGCCTGCACGGCGGCGATCTCGGTGGCGGTCTTGCGGTCGCTGATCTGATACTGCGATCCTGCGCCGAAATCGGGGTTACCCATCCGAGCCTCGGCCAGCATCCGCTCCTCCAGCATCAAACGCTGGAAGTCGAACGGAGGCTGGCTGAACTGGACGGGCTTGAGACCCTGGGGAAGGATCTGGCCGGGTTGCATCTTCAGATTCGCCGTGTTTAGCGAGATCGGATTCTGTGCCTCGAAAACGGGTCGGTTGGCAAGCTCAACGTAATCGCTCAGGCTATTCTTCAGCTTGTTGAGCAGATTCTCTCCGGGGAGGAGAATTTCTGCGACTCCCCGTGGGCTGTACCAACCGCCCCCTGTGATCTCATAGGGGAAATCGACAAAGGGAGGTTCGCCGTGACGATACGGCAAAATGAAAGGTTTTCTTACGTCGGTCGTGACTTCAAGAGGGCTGTAAGTCTCGACCTTCCAGCCTTCATCAGACGGAGTGTACATCTCCCAAAGGATGATGCGGTCGTTGTCAGCCTCGTCAGTAATTCCCTCGCGCCGGTAGATTTCGTCCTGAATTTCGGAACGTAAACCGACCGAATCACTGGGCTTGCCGGTAATTGTTTTGATGAAGCGCTCGTCTTGTTTGTAAAGGGAGTTGGCCTTATAGGAATCCACCGAGACAGACAATATGTGGACGATGAAATCTGCATCCTTAAATTCCTTGGTATACGAAGGAACAATAATGTGGAAAGGGTCAATGGCTTCAAAGTCGATCCTTTTCTTATCCTCGTTCCAGATTACCTTGGCCACGCCACGCCCGTAAAGCAGAATGTTGTCGATGACGGAAACGATCTCCTTCTGGAAGTTGGTCTTTTCGCGCATCTGGTAGTCGAACCACCGCTCGGCGGAAGCCGTGATCGGAGTCAACTGCTGGCGCATCGGGACGAAGCTGGAAAGGATATCGTTGCCGATGGCGGAATTGACGAAGGAGGGTTTGAGCTTTTCGATGGCCGTGTCGATCAACTGGACGTGCAGGTCGGCTGCGGTCGGCCAAGGCTTGACCTTGCGGCGCACACCGAAGTAGCGAGCCTGGTAAAACAACCGCTGGCGGTTCTCCCAGCTTTCGCGCTGGTTCAAGGATTCAATGATCCTCATGTAGTAATCCTGGCGGCGGTTGTCTTTAGGCGTCATTTTTCCCTCTCGCGGTTCAGTTCAAAGCTAAGATCGTTGACATAATGCAAAGCACGCTTTGCCCATGCGCGGACCTTTGGATCAGCATCGCGAACGGCAGGATAGTTCTCATCGCGCATCAAAGCCTCAACGGCCCCGGTCGTATTCGTTGTCGGGGTCGTTGTGGCGCATCCACCAAGGCTGAGGGCCAAGATCGCGATCAATGGCATCGCGGTTGTTGCGCCACTCACCCTCGGCGCGGTCAACACGCTTTTCTTTCCAACCCGGAATGAGGCGAAGGATCGACGCGATGATGTTAAGTATCGCACCGATCACTTAAATTTATTTGATATTGAGACCGACGCCCTTGAGGAAATTGATTACCTTTTCGAGGAAGGAATCATCAGCGGGGGTCGGGGTCAATTTAACAATGATGCGTGCGGCAAGCACGATTCCACCAACGGCGGCAACGATCTCGGTCCAATTTGCGGTAATCCAGTTCCAGATGTTCATATTAACCTCCTGCGTCGAAGCCAGCCATGACAGGGTCGCTCGACTCCATCATGGCTTGCAATGACCTCCACGTTGGCTTTTCAACGGGGAAAGTCAAGTCGAACCTAAGATTACCACCATCCAGACACAGGGCAAGGGCATCAGCCTTGTCGGGCGAGGCGAGTCCCCTGGACCTCATTGAGTCCTTGGACTCGACTCCGAGCTTGCCCTTGGAATTGGTGATGGTGCGCCGACAGGTCAGTTGCGCCGTCAGTTCGTCGTCTTCGGGCAGGATGATCTCGGCATCGCCGATTTTCTTGGCCATGCCGTACCACATCTCGGCGGAGCGGTTGGTGTACGCCTCGTTGTCGTAGGCACTGGAGCCGAAGTTGACCCGGTTGACCTCCCAGCCAGCCTCGGCCAAGGCATCGCAC